GCACCAATCCTTAGATAATCTCCTAAACTTAAATTTATCTCATCTAAATCTCCTTTTGCTATTCTTGCCTTTCTTGCTTCTAATTCTCTAATCTCATTAATAGCAACTTCAGTCTGTATTTGTTTTTTTAGGGTTTCTGTATATGTGGTTGTAGCCTCATCTAAACCAACTACTTCTCCCTTTAATATGCTTACACTTTTAAATTGATTATTAGTTATAGAATTTAATTCTTTTAATAATCGTTCTTTATTGGCTACTGTAGTGTTCTCATTCTTTATAGCACTTATTAAAGCCTTTACCTCTACTGTTCTTTCATTTAAAGTATCAGCAGTCTTTGATTGTACTTTATTTAATGTGTCTTGAGTTCTATTAACTCTATCTAATTCAACATTGTAGTCTTTAAATAACTTTTTTACAATACTTACTACTGCTACTATCCCAGCAATAGGTAAAGCAATATTGCGTAATGCTAACCCAAATGCTTGTGCAGCACCTCCAGCTTGTCTAAATGTAGCAACTATTCTAAGTAAACCAATTTTAGTTATACCGACAAACTTTAATAAATTACTAAACCCTCCACCTATAAAGTCTAAAGTATTCTTTAATATTAATCCAGTCTTAATAACCGCAGATATACCCAACAATACTGGGCCAATAGAAGCAGCAAATAATGCAATCTTTACAATCGTTTCTTTAGTTCCACTATCTAGTGACTTTAGAAATACTGTTAATCGAGCAACTCCATTACTAATCTTATCTAATGTGCCTACTAAATCAATAGACTCACTAATAATCTTACCAAGTTCAGCTACTGCAATCTGTATGTTAGTAGTAAATGTTTCAATAGCTTTTGCAGCACTAATCTGTACATTTTGGAAGTCAGTATTTGTTTCAATACTCTTAACTAACCTATCTACAAATTCTTGAGCAGACACACCAGCACTTCTTAATCCTTCAGCAGTAACAGTTCCAAACTCATCTTTAAGAATCTTACCAATTGCTGGTATTCTTTGCTTGATAATCCTTAAATCTGTTTCTAGTACCCTACCTAAAGATAATGACTGTGCAAACTGTCTAACAATTTCTGAAATGTCTGCAATCTCTGATCCAGATACAGTAGCAGCAATACCCAACTGTTTAATGATATTCCTGGCTTTATCTGCCTCAATACCTACTGCTTGTAATTGTAATGCTCCACTTGCTGCACTCTTTAAGTCTAGTGTAGTTCTTGCATCCTTGACAACATCTAACAACTTATCTAACTCCTCTGCTCCAGTTGTTCCTTGTGCTGCAAATACATCTAAACCCTTTTCTAGTCTATCAAAGTCAGCAAAAGTCTTAACTGCTGCTGCTCCAGCCAATCCAAGTGGTAATGTTATATTTGTAGTGAGTGCTTTACCTAATGCTTGTGTTTGATTGCTAAATTTAGTTAATTGGCGTTGGACTTTGTTAATCTCAGCATTAAATGCCTTGGTATCAATTCCTATCCGAAGTAATAAATCCTTGAATCCGTTTGCCATCTAACTTGTCTTTTTTAACAACCTTTGGAGAATCCATCTTTTTTATTATTGATGAAATCTCTTCTTTACTTAGGTTCTTTTTCTTTGTTTTAGGTTTCTCCCAACTAAATTCTCCCAACTCTTTTGGATCTTTAATGTGCTTACCTTTAGGCATCTGTACACTAATTTGTAAAGCTGCATTATACCTACTTACTTCATAAGCTAACTTAGCCTCTTCAAATCGTCTGTCATTATAACCTACTATAGCATTAATCGCACTTCTCATGTCTGCCTCGTAAAAATCAGTATATCCCCAACCTAACTCTCCCATGACTTTTCTTTGTAACCAATCAATAGTTACTTTTATATCTTCTTGACTGCCCTCTGTCTTTTTTTTTGCTCTCCATTTACTTGAGGCATACTTTCAGTAAATGACTTTGCAATCTCTTCAATTACATCTGGATTATCATCAATAAAGTCAAAGAAATCAGGATCAAACTCCATATCAAAATCTTTCTTTGCTTTTCTGTGACCCTCTTTCAATGCCATCCAAAACAACTTCATCTGACCCTCTAATCCACATTTACTAATAACATCTTGTATGTCAATATTGGCAGAACCCTCACTACCTCCATATTCTTTTGTAAACTGTAAGATTACTCTAAGATTAAATGAGATATAAAGAGTTCTGCCTGGTATTTTTAGTTCTTTGTACATCTGTCTTTTATTTTAATTGTTATGCTACAGTTCCAATAGTTACTGCTCCACTTACTTCAATTGTTCCATCAAAAGCAACTTCAGTATCAGCAGTAGCAGTTTGATTCAATGCAGTAATGTAACCAGCACCACTCAACTGAACATCTCCAGCCGTTGAAGTAGCCATTACCCAATAAATCAAAGTCTTACCATCAAAATAATCTAATAAACCACTTACGTTATCTTCACTTGCAGTTTCATCATATCTAACTAAACCACTAAATGAAATTGTAGCAGATTTTGTTTTAGGGAAGATTTCTCTCCATCCTCCACTTCCACTATCCTTTGTAGTAATATCAGTTACATCTAATGATAGTGATAATGAGGATTCAGTAGCGTGAAATATTTCTACCTCACTACCTTGTGTACTACTCAATGTTAATCGTAGCAACGTTCCATCTATAAATCCAGTACTTGGCATAATTTTAAAATTTAATTTTCTAACTTAATTCTATAAGATAATTCTAAAAAATGGACATCTATGTCGAAATCAAAAAACTCTTCCTCATCTAAATATCCAATTCTTTTAACTGTAACACCTTCAACTGTGCCATTATAATTATTTATTGCGTTTTTTACCGCTTCACTTATCTCTCTTAATGTATCGTACTTTTTACTGTATATGTTTATATAACCAATAAAAGTGACATTATCAGCAATGCCATTTTTAGTTACAATAGGATCAGCACTTCTAGTCTTATATACAATAAAAGGGAACTCAGTCTTATCTGGAGCAAATGATGGATATACCTTATTAGTTCCCATCAACGTGGTTAGTGCAGAATCTGCACTTAATAAGCTATACAATACTTTACCTATGTCCATTACTTAAAGTTTAACCTTGTTTTAGCTTTACTCCAAACATCTAATGCCTTCTTTTCCATATTCTGCAATGCCTTATTACCTCCTTTACTTACTGCTGGTTTTAGAACTTTATTTATGTAATCTTTAATTGTACTACCTCTACCAAAAGCCATTGGAGCATAATATCCATCAGACCTCGCTGGACTCTTACCATATACATCTAACGCTTGTTTACCCATAAACGCACCAACAAAAGATTTGTCAGTTTTCTTTAAATTAGTTTGTGGAATACGTCTAAATGCTTTTCTTAAATTACCAGGAACATACTTTGCAACTACTTTCTTTTTGACATATCTTGGATTTTCAAACGGATGACCCCACTTGTCTGGGAAAGAACGAATAGGAGTAGATTGTCTACCTGGCCGAACTAAAGCATTAGCAGCAGCAAAAGTAATTCTACGCTTTTCAGTCTTAGTCATAAACTTACCTAACTTACTCAGCCTTGAATTAACTATTTTTAATCCTACTACATCAATACTCATAATTCACACATTCTAATATCATGTAATCCTTATTCTCTTCTCTGATTGCTACTATATTAAATATATTCTGAGAAGATGCCATCGTCAAATCTACTAACCTCATCTCTGTTGATAATCCGGTACGTCTACGAATCCTATAAAAAACAGATGTAGTAGCTACTTTCTGTTGTTCTTGAGGCTTTTCATCCGTTCTCGTAATACGGAAATCAGCTTCAGCATATAGGGTAATATAGTCACTAAAAATGAAATCAGTTTCCCCATAAGAGTTTCTTGTTATTGTTCTTTGTTGAATTTTAACTTTACGATTTAAGTTACCAATCTTTTCACTCTTTAGATACCTCATTAGAAACCAATTCCCATTCCGTACTTAATATTGTCCAATATAACTCTACTTGCAGTTGGAAGAGTAGATAAATGATCTGTTCTATTCTCATAATATGTAGCAATTAAATATCGCATTGCTTGAAGAATGTTTCCAGGAACATCAGAACCAGCATCTCCATATCCAGCAACATAAGTTACTGTTAAAGCATTAATCTCATCTTGAATTGAGGGCCATGTATAACCGTTCTTTAATCCAATCCGAGCAACTGGTCTATGTGTGTCTACAACATACTCACTAGCACTCCACGTCTGACTATATCCATCTGTATCAATATAAGATATACTTGTTACACTTTGAACTGGATTTACTCCAAGATTAAAGTTTTGTCTAAGTTGATAATCCCTAACTTCAAAGTAATCCCACTTCTCTTCTATTGTCTGTGTAATTAATGCAGTCGATAGATACGTTTCTATATATTGCCGAACAGAAGTAATAATGGCAGTAATAAGCGTATCATCATCTGTATAGCTATCTTCTACTTTTAAATAGTTTTTAGCCTCACTTAAAGTGATTGGTTCAGTAGATGGTACACTTATTACTTTAAAAAATGCCATTACTTATTGGTTTTACGACTTTTAGTAGATTTATATTGAGTCTTAACAGTATCTCCTTGCTTATCGTCAGAGAATCCAACTGAAGCAGATTGTTCTTGTACTAATGTTGCAATGCCCTTGTTTACCAAATCTTTTGCAACTTCATCATTAACAAATCCTACTTCCCCTACGTTATAAGCTAACTTATGTGTCCCAGTAGGACTCTTTAAAAATCTAACCTTTGTCATATTTTCCTATTAAGCAGTTAAGTCAATATCTTTAATCGCAGCAAAGTGTGATGGCCATCTCAATCCCATATCCCACCAGCTATTCACAACCATAGTAACTACGGCATTCTTAGAAAGTGTGTAAGGATCAATAACGATGTCTAATCCACCAAACTGTGCGATGTATAAAGCGTTAAATGCTCCATAAATCATTGCAGACAAACCAGTACCACTACCTTTAGTCAAATCAGATGGTACATTGGTAGATATCATTGCGTTATAACCATTAACCAATCCTCTAGGCATCTCTCCAGCACCTACTGCACTATCAGTATAAATAAATTGAGCAGTATTAGTAGCCTTTTCAGTAGTCTTTAACTTGCCTCTAACTTGTGGGTTAGTGATGTATGCCAATCTACCAAAATCTGCATTGTCGATTGCTACTTCTTTTTCCAAGTCTACAACGTGCTGGAAAGTAACTGCACCTCCATTTGTAGCA